TTGAAGTTAAAACATTTGCATCTACTTCTGTGTAGTCTCTAATTTTTTGTACTAATTCTGTGTATGTCATGCTCTATCATTAACAGGTCCAGCTAAACATTGGAACCCGCCTCCCGTTTCTGTGCTACTTGCAGCACTAATTAAATTAAAAGTAAAACTGTTAAATTCTGTAACAGTTGAAGGTTGTCCCGCTTGTGCTACTACTGTTGGAACCATCGTTACTGCGTAAGCACCGTAAACTTTTGCTCCACTTGAGTGTTCACCTGCGGGTGTGTTTTTGGGAGTCTGTCCTCTGAAAGGAGCAGCTGTTCCTCGAACACAATTCGATAAAACATTTGCTGAATTACCATTGTAGTAAATAGTTTCAGTTTCATATAATCCAGATGTTGCATTTATTTTTTCAATTGCAATGTATCCTTGACTAGGAAAAGCAGAAGAGTCAGTTAAAGTAATAGAAGTATCGGTTGCTGTAATACTTCCATTTAAAGTAGTTTCTAATTGTAACGTAGAAATTGCAACTCCTCCCACAGGACTTTTAACATCATAGAATCTTATAAAGTCTCCATTTTGATAACCACTAAAAGGAAAGCTAACAGAAACTTGAATAGAAGCATTGGTCATTGTAAAAGGATTAGTTGGTAAAAAATCTGTAGTTGGAAATTCTGTTCTTGCCGGTCTTGGATGTGGTAATCCTTGTGGATCAGCAGTGTAGGGTTTAGGTTCCAACTGAGGTTGTTTTGGTTCATATTCAGAAGTATGAACTCTTGCACCATTCCATTCTTTAACCATTTCTCTATAAGGATATGCTAGACCTGATCGATCTGAAATAAATAATGCGTGTCTTCCTTTTGATAAATTTCCCATAATTATATACTCGGATAATAAGTTTTAGGTGAAATGTAAACACTAGCTGAAGAACCATCTTCTTCTAGAGCTCTAGCCAATTCATCCTCATAAATTAATTTTGTTTCTTGTATTCTTGGTTGTGCGTATTTCATAGATAAGTAATAAGTTAAACCTGCAACCATGCAAGGTACAAATCTATAGGGTACATCTGTTGCATTAGTGTAGGCACCTGCATCTTGAATTCTTTTTTCATAATAAAAATTAATAACATCACCATTTTGAGAAGCACCTGGCGTTAAATAAACAGTTATTAAAATGTGATCAATAAATCTTTGAACAAAGTATTGTGAAGGTTGTCCTGTAGCTGTTTTATTAGACAATGCCTGATATTGAGATCTATTTATTTTTTCTAAAGGGGAATCTACGTTAGAGTTATTTCTATACGAACACTCTAAAATTTCTGTAGCTTGGTTTACAAAATTAGTAACAGTATCACCGCTTGAATGAGTAGCTGCAGTAGTTCCATTAACTCCACGTGTTACTCCAGTGAGCTCTAAATCACTAAACCCAGTGTAAGAAATATTTTCGGATCCTACGTTGATAGTGCCTGTGGTTGGCATGTTATCTATAGAAGCTAACGTAATTCCTGTGGTAGCTGTTGTGGAGGTAATAGCTGCTGACAATGTAGATGTCACTCCATTAGAATTACCATCAGATGTTGCTCTAAAAATTTTATATTCGTTTTGACCATTTACTAAAGTAATATTAGTATTAGCTACTTCCCAAAAATGAAGACCTCTATTACCCCATTCCTGGAACATTATGTTTAACGATCTTCGAGCGGTTTTTAAATTATAGCCGCTCATGTCAAATTGACCAAGTCTGTTATAAGACTCTTCAATTATCTCGTCGATCGAAAACGTTTTGTCAAACGTCGTAGTGCCAGAAGTAGTATTGGCCATTTAATTACCCTGCTGTTAAACCTGCACCAGAAAATTTATCTGTTAATAATGTGTAAGCTGCAACGTTAGTTTTAGTTTTACAATAAATTCCTTTTGGAAATAAAATTCCATCTTCTGGGAATGTAAAATTAATTACATCTCCATTTGGAACATCACCAATAAATAATGTAGTTCCAGTATTTGAAGTTGTTGTAAGCTCTAAAACACCAGCACCAACACCATCATTAGCAATAATAATACCTCGTAGTCTTATTGGTTGCGAAATTACTGCAGTACCTGTGTTACCTGCCGTTGATCTTGTAGCTTGTATATCACCTTTGCTTGCCATATTTAATCTCCTTAAAATTTTATGTGGGGCCGAAGCCCCACACTAATTATTTATTAAGCTGCAAATGCAAACGCACCAGTAACAGCTGCTGCTGCACCAGTAAACTCAGTTGCAATGTGCCATACACCATCTTCAAAACACATGAAAGCAATTTTGCCGCCAGTTGTTAAAAGATTAGTTGCTGCATTAGCTGGAGTGAAAACTAATTGTGTTTCACCTGCTGTTGAAGTATCAAAAGTTACTTCATTAGCTGCTCTTGATTCAATTATTGAACTAGTAGCCCAAACATCAGTTCCTGCTGCGTTAAAAGTTAAAGTAGCTGTTCCGCCAGCTGTATCTTTAGATTGAACGTAAACTGCGATCGCACCTCTAGTTGCTGCAGGTAGTGCTACTGCACACGCTGCTGCTCCAGTGTAATTAACCGATGCTATAATACCATCTGCGATAGTTATATTTGCACCTGTTGCTGTGTCAGCAAATAACAAACCAGTTAAGTCAGGCATACCTGAACTCATTCTAGTTGTTACTGCTCCTGTTGTAGCGTTTTTTGTAGCCATTTGAAAGCCACCTTCAGAACGTACTGGTCCTGAAAAAGTAGTATTTGCCATATTAATATCCTCCTAGATATCTGAATACTGTCCCTAGGGTTGTCGACTATACGCGTCAGCATTCATCATTTATTAAATGTATAGTGTATTTTTTATATACTAGATTTTAGTAGAGTGCAAGAGATCCTACAGTGTGGAGTGGATTTTTCCAACGATGTAGCTTTTTATTAAGTAGCTACAGAAACTTCAGGAGCAGCGCCTTCTACAGCGTTTTGTCTATGGGCAATAGCTGCTTCTTCCAGCTTGATCTTTGTAATGACTTCTTTAACTTTGTCATCAATTCTGACCATCTCAAGAGTGTATCTGTTATTATCCAGATGCTCCTGTTCCCACTTCAACTCCAAGGACCTTTTTGCTTTGTATAGGTCTTGTATCATTTATAACCTCTTCAAAAGTTATTCTATTTATCCTAGAATCATAGTTGTTTCCAAGATCTTCCCATTTTATACTATTTTCTCCTAGCTTGTCAAGTATAGCTAGTTCTACAGCTTTTGCATTATCTTCAGCTAGTATTTCAAATTTAGCATGGTGATTGTATGCAAAAATATTAATGAGAAGTTTTTTCATGAGTTTTTCTTTCTTATTTTGTAAATGAGGCGGGATTGTGTCCCGCCTCAAAATTATCTATTAACTTACTCCAGGAGAACCGAAGATTCCTCTAAAGTCAGACACACCAAATTGGTATCTTTCTCTAGCTTTAAATCTTAAGTTTCCAGTGTCGAAGTCACCTTCCATAGCTGTTTTGATTGGTGTTCTAACGAAATGTTTCATTCCGTTTGGAACATCAGTGATAAGGAAGAACGCGTTTGGATCAGTTAAGAAATTGTTCACTCTGTAACCTTGAGGAACCATTCCCATTGATCTAACTGCGTTGATGTCATTATCAGCAGTTTGAACTCTGCCTTCTGATTTCATCAATCTTTCAGCTTGGAATTGTAGCGCAGAAGGAACAATCATTTTTGTTGCTTTCGCTGCAATTTTTAAACCTCTTTCATCAGTAAACGCTGCAATGTCAATAAGAGATTGCTCTAATGAAGTTTCGTTTAAGTCCGCTGCCGTAGATAGAGTGTTTGACACTGTACCAGCAATAGTTGGGTGATTAGTTGCAAATAAATTGCTACCATCTCCAGAAGTGAAACCACCTCCAAAACCATTAACCAAAGGGTTAACAGCTTTAACTTGCTTAGTATTTGCCATACTTCTAGCTAACGCTTTTGTGTATCTGCTTGACAGTCTGTCATACAGGTTATCTTCCACCGCTTCCTCAGTAATAGCGAAGGCAAGAGCCACAGTTTCCATAGTGTATCTTGCAGTGTAAG